AAGGAAACGATGATGATATATGATTTAAAACAAGTGAAACAACTCAAGTTATCCACTGGTGAAGAGATCATGTGTGAGATCCTTGAGGAAGATGATTATGATCTTATTATTAGAAATCCTCTTACCATCCAGTTTGCGCAAGCCGAAGATGGCCAGAGAATGTGGTCGTTCCGTTTGTTCATGTGTTATCAGGATGATCCGGATAGATTCATTCTTTTGAAGTTGGATAAGATTGTCAGTATCGCTAATCCAGTTGACGAAATTTTGAAACAGTATGTTCAAGCAGTTGATTCTATCATGGATTATGAAGGTACTGAACCAGAGTATGACGATGAGTTTGTTTCGATGGATAGTGACTCACCTAATAACATTTTAAAGTTCCCTACAACCATTCACTAAACGTTACATTGACTGGGGGGCAGACTACATGCTTATTTTATCATATAAATTTTAATATGGCAAGGATTATTTTATGAAAGTTGGTTTTACCTGTTCTGCATTTGATCTGTTACATGCAGGTCACGTTCAGATGTTGCGTAATGCAAAAGAACAATGCGATTATCTTATTGTGGGTCTACAGACAGATCCTAGCATAGACCGTTCCGATAAGAACTCCCCTATCCAGACCATCGTTGAACGATACAGTCAACTCAATGCCTGTAAGTATGTCGATGAGATTATCCCCTATACCACAGAGTCAGACTTGGAAGATATCTTGTCCATGTGTCATATCGATGTTCGTATACTGGGAGAGGAATACAAGGACATGGATTTTACCGGAAAAGATATCGGTAAAAAACGTGGTATCCAACTTTACTTCAATGAAAGGTCTCACAGATTTTCTTCTAGTGATTTGAGAAAGAGAGTTGAGAAGGCTGGGACTTTAAATACTTTGAAAACAAACCTAAACAAACCTTGACATTCATACCCAAATTTAGTATAATAGGGTAAATATAAAGTGAGAGTACCAATGAAACCTAAAGATAGACCGCATTATGTAAACAATAAAGAGTTCTCCTTAGCGGTAGTAGACTACTGTGAAAGTGTACAGAATGCCACCTTAAACGGTAATGAACGTCCGATGATTAACGATTATATCGCATTGTGTTTTCTGAAGATCGCAGAAGGACTTTCACACAAGTCCAACTTTGTTCGTTACACTTACCGTGAAGAGATGGTCATGGATGCAGTAGAAAACTGTCTCAAGGCTATCGAGAACTATGACATCACTAAAGTTACTCGCACCAACGCACCCAATGCTTTCGCATACTTTACACAGATCTCTTGGTACGCATTCCTCCGAAGAATCCAGAAAGAAAAGAAACAACAAGACATTAAGATGAAGTATATCGCAGAAGCGGACGTGAGTATGTTTGTTGATGAATCTGCTGATGGTGAATCTTATGGACAACATGTCGTGGAAGGATTACGGCATCGAATTGATACTGTTAAAGATGCGGATAAACAGTTCAAAGACTATGTTAAAGAAGAAAAGAAACAGCGGAAGAGACGTGCAGTTAATGTCGATTCTGATCTTAGTGATTTTCTTACTTGACAGACTGATCTTTATCATGTATAATAGTAACATCTATTAATAAAATGAGTACTATATGAAGCTTGCAATCCTAAACGACACTCATGCAGGGTGTCGTAATTCTTCTGATATCTTTATGGGTTACCAAGAACGTTTCTATTCGGAGGTGTTCTTCCCGTATCTGTTGGAGAATAATATCACCCAGATTCTCCATCTCGGAGATTACTACGATAATCGTAAGACTATCAACTTCAAAGCACTTGCGCATAACCGTAAGATCTTTCTGGAGAAGTTGAGAGAGTATGGTATCACGATGGATATCATTCCGGGCAACCACGATGTGTACTATAAGAATACCAATGAGTTGAACGCGTTGAAGGAACTTCAAGGTCACTACATGAATGAGGTTAACCTTATCATGGAACCGACTACTATGGAGTATGGTGGACTGAAGGTTGCAATGGTTCCTTGGATCAATCCCGAGAATGAGAAATCTACTCTGGAATTCCTGAAGACTACCAAGGCAGAAGTCGTGGGTGCACACCTTGAACTTGCAGGATTCGAGATGGCTCGTGGTCAAGTCTGTAAGGATGGTATGGATAAGTCTGCGTTTGATCGGTTCGAAACTGTACTGACCGGACACTTCCATGCCAAATCATCACAGGGTAACATTCATTACCTTGGTGCACAGATGGAATTCTTCTGGAATGATTGTGGCGACCCTAAACACTTCCATGTCCTTGATACCAAAACAAGAGAAGTGGAAGCGATCCGTAACCCAATCACCATCTACGAAAAGATTTACTATGACCACGTAGAGATGGGTGAGTGGAAGTTCAGGGATTTGTCTTACTTAGATAATAAGTTTGTTAAGATCATAGTGAACAATAAGGGTGATGCTCTACAGTTCGAACGTTTTGTGGATCGTGTACAACAACAGAAGATTCATGAACTGAAGATTGCAGAAGACTTTAAAGATTTCCTTGGTGAGAATGTCGGTGACGAAAACATATCTGTTGACGATACTCATACCTTAGTCAACGATTATATTGACAATGTTAATACTGATCTGAATAAGGACAGGATCAAAACAGAGATTTCATACCTTATGAAAGAAGCCCAAAGTATGGAAGTAATTTAATTTGAAGAGTGAATATGGTGTTCGAGAGATAACCATGAGTCAAGGATCAGATTGCATTAAGAGGTACCACTATCTTGGTACCCCATACATGGATGCACCGACCAATAAGTTTTATGGTTTGATCTACGGTGAGGATGTCGTGGGGGTGGTTCAGTTCAGTGAAGGGCATTGTGATCCGTCTTTCGTTCCAATCTACTTTGGAGTGGACTCCCCCACGACCGGACTCTGGGACATGGCCAGACTGGTCGTATCCGACAAACACCAAAACGAATATAACATTACCTCGTGGTTTCTATCGCGAGCATTGAAGATGTTGAAACCTAGGTATGTGTTGACAATGGCAGACCGTAGGATGCACAATGGTACTATCTATGCGGCAACTGGGTTCGACTACTATGGACTTCAGAAGGGCAGGGACAGAGCCATTCGGGGTTATGAGGACGTGGAGTTTCATGTTTTCACTAAGTCATATGATCCTTCTATTAAATGCGTGTGGGATAAAATAAAGTTTGACAAGACTGACTATTAATGGTATAATACCTGTATGATAAAATTTAGTAAACTTCGATATAAAAACTTCCTGTCATCTGGTAATGCCTTTACAGAGATAGACTTTGCAGCATCCTCTACGACATTGGTCGTGGGTCACAATGGTGCGGGTAAGTCTACTATGTTGGACGCATTATCCTTTGGTTTGTTTGGTAAACCCCACCGTAAGATCTCTAAGGGACAACTGGTCAATACCATTAATGGTAAAGGAACAGTTGTTGAAGTTGAGTTCTCTATGGGTTCACAGGAATATAAGATTGTTCGTGGGATAAAACCTAACATATTCGAAATCTGGGTTGGTGGTAATATGATCAACCAAGACTCTCATGCAAAAGAATATCAGTCTATGCTTGAGAAGAATATACTAAAACTTACCCACAAATCTTTTCACCAGATTGTTGTTCTCGGATCAAGTTCCTTTGTTCCGTTTATGCAGTTGACCGGTGGTGCGAGACGTGAGGTAATCGAGGATCTTCTCGACATCAATATCTTCTCTAAGATGAATAGTATTCTGAAAGAAAAGATGTCTGTGTTGAGAGATCAGATAACCACGAATGGTTACAACATAGAGATGTGTAAGACTAAGATAAACTCACAGAAGAAGTATCTACGTGATTTGTCTGCAATCAACACAGCACATCGTAAAGAGAAAGAGTCAGAGATTGCGGCTAACCAGACTGAGATCGAGTTTCTTCAGGGATACAATACTGAACACATGGAGATTGTGACGACACAACTAGAAGACGTGTCGAAGAAAATCGAAGGTATAAACTCCAATCGTAACAAACTGATCGAGTACCAATCGACCTTCAAATCACAGATTAAGACTGTGGTTAAGGAATCGAAGTTCTTTGACGAGAACGAACACTGTCCTACCTGTGACCAAGGTATTGCCGAAGACCTACGTGAGTCTAAGAAGGTATCTGCGAAGTCACGTGCAAAGGAACTGAACTCTGCAATGTCTAAGTCAACTCAACAGATGGGGACTTACGATGAACAACTTGTAGAACTCCATAGTCGGTTAGAAGAGGCCAAGACTTTACAGAACAATGTGAATAACAATAACCAGATGATTGCTAGGTTATACAAACAGAATGATAGTATTCGTTCTGATATAGATTCACAATCAGAAACCACCGGCGACCTCAAGAGTGCTAACGAAGAGTTAGAGACTTTGAACACCGAACTGCACAAAACTCAGGACGAGAAGTATATCCTTGCTGAACAGTACTCGTACAACCAAGTGAATGCTGAGTTGTTACGTGATACCGGCATCAAGACCAAGATCATCAAACAGTACATTCCGGTCATCAATCAACTGACCAACCAGTACCTACAGATCTTGGACTTCTTTGTACATTTCGATCTGGACGAGAGTTTTCAAGAGACTATCCGGTCACGTTTCCGTGATAACTTCTCTTACGATTCTTTCTCGGAAGGTGAGAAACAACGAATCGATTTGTCTCTATTGTTTACGTGGAGACAGATTGCTAAGATGAAGAATTCAGTCGCAACCAATCTATTGATTTTGGACGAGACTTTTGATTCATCATTAGACGATGATGGGGTTGACAATCTTATGAAAATCCTGTATAGTCTAGGGGAAGAGACAAACGTTTTTGTTATCTCTCACAAGTCGGAACTTGAGGATGCTCAATTCCAACGTAAACTGGAATTTGTTAAAGAGAAAAACTTTTCTAAATTAAAAGCTGCATAAGGGTTGACAAACGTTGCCCAATGTTATATAATGACTGTATATTAACTGAGAGAACTAAATCATGGAACTATCTGATCGTACCTTATCGGTACTTAAAAACTTCGCAAACATCAATTCTAACATTGTGTTTCGTGAAGGCAATGAACTAAAAACTATTTCGGTCGCAAAGAACATTCTTGCAAAAGTTACCCTAGATGACGATATCCCATCCACCTTCGGTATCTACGACCTTAATGAATTCCTTAGTGTGTTGGGTCTAGTTGAGAAACCCGCACTAAGATTCGAAAAGACTCACGTAGTAGTCTCTGACTCTACCGGTCTTCGTGGTAACCGTTACTTCTATTCTGACATTGATATGTTGTCTGCACCTAGTAAAGATGTCATCATGCCAGAACCAGAAGTTAAGTTTACCCTAGATACTGATACATTGAGTCGATTGAAGCGTGCGTCCTCTGTCCTAGGACACGATACTATCTCTATCACCCCCGAAGGTAAGTCTATCAAACTTACTGTGGTTGATAACGATGACGCAACTTCTAATAGTTTCTTCTCATATGTTGAAGGAGAGTTCCAAGAAGGAGTTGATTTCAACTTTGTCCTGAATGTGAACAACTTGAAGATTGTTTCCGAAGACTTTGAGGTTGGTATTTCTAAGAAATTGATCTCTAACTTTAAGTCGAAACAATCGTCCATTGAATATTTTATTGCACTTGAAAAATCATCTACTTACGGAGTATAAGAAATGAGTAACAAAGAAAAGGCACCAACACCACCAGTTAAAGACGAACGTATCGCAGTACTGTTAGACCTCGCTAATCGAGTCTCACGATCTACTGTCGCAGTAATCGATACTGTAGTACAACGTGGTGGCTTCAAAGGTGAAGAATTGTCTACGATTGGTCAGTTGCGAGATCAAGCAATTGAATCTATCCAACTAGTTGAACAGTTACAAGACCAGTAACCAACTAAGCGTTTGTCGTCTAATTGGATAAGGCATCCGCCTTCTAAGCGGATTATTGCAGGTTCGAGTCCTGCCAGACGCGCCAAATAATGCGGGTGTAGTATAGTGGTATTACAGGAGGTTTCCAACCTTTTGATGGGAGTTCGATTCTCTCCACCCGCTCCATATTATTATAGGAGAATGAATGTTGTTTAAAACATATATCCCCGATGTTGTACACCATATGCGGGAACGTGATGAATCTATTGGAGGAGACAATCCTTACAAATGGGTTCGTAAGATGACAAGTGAATTGCTTGGAGGGAAGAAGGTTATCGTCTTTGGATTGCCTGGCGCATTTACTCCTACTTGCACTAATGAACAACTACCCAACTTCGAACGACTCCATGACGAGTTTGTTGCAGAAGGTATTGAAGAGATCTGGTGCACTTCGGTGAACGATGCATTCTCGATGAACAAGTGGGCCAAAGACCTTGGTATTATCAAGGTGAAGATGTTACCTGACGGTAACGGTCAGTTTGCAGATGGTCTGGGTTACTTAGTTGATAAGTCAAACCTAGGATTCGGCAAACGTTCTTGGCGTTACGCACTAGTCATTGATAACATGAGTACTGAACGTTGGTTCGATGAAGACGGTATGTCTGACAATTGTCCGGACGACCCATACGAAGTATCTGACCCACAGAATGTTCTTGATACAATACGAAACAGTTAATATCCCCCCCGAAAGGGGGGTTTTTTATTGACAATGAAACACAGGTGTGTTATAATTACCTGTAAATTAAATTATGGAGCAATACATGAAAGATGAATTCTTATGGGTCGAGCGGTTTCGTCCACAGAAAGTATCAGACACTATCCTGTCGTCTGACCTAAAAGTAACATTCCAAAAGATCGTAGATGGTGGTGAACTACCTAACATGTTGTTCTCTGGTACTGCGGGTACTGGTAAGACGACTATCGCACGTGCCATGTGTGACGAACTTGGTCTTGACTATATTGTCATCAACGGATCTGAAGAGGGTAACATTGATACTCTTCGTGGTAAGATCAAACAGTTTGCATCCTCGGTATCACTGTCCGGTGGTTACAAGGTTGTTATCCTAGATGAGGCTGACTATCTCAATCCTCAATCTACCCAACCTGCTCTCCGTGGGTTTATCGAGGAGTTCTCTAATAACTGTCGGTTCATTCTGACATGTAACTTCAAGAACCGTGTAATCGAACCACTACACAGTCGTTGTTCTAATTATGAGTTTAACTTCTCTAAGAAGATTATGCAACAGTTGTGCGGTCAGTTTATGGTACGTGCACAGGATATTCTGGAAGGTGAGAATGTCAACTATAACAAAGATGTACTTGCGCAGTTGATTATGAAACACGCACCGGACTGGAGACGTGTTCTGAATGAACTACAACGACACAGTATCTCTGGTCAGTTGGAAACTACGTCTATTATCACTGACGCAAACTCAAACTACAGTCTTTTATTCAAGGCACTGAAGGGTAAAGACTTCAAGAAGATGCGTGGGTGGGTCGTTAACAATATGGATGTGGAACCCGCATCTATCTTCCGTGGTATATACGATGCAATGTCCGAGTATGTACAACCCCAATCTATTCCGCAACTGGTGTTGATCCTCGCTGATTATCAATACAAGAATTCTTTTGTTGCGGATCACGAACTAAATCTGGTCGCATGTATGACCGAAATTATGGCAAATGTAGAGGTGAAATAATGAGTTTTTATCAAAATGATGTAGAAGATTTTATGTTGATTGGTGGACAGGAATATCCTTGTTCTCAGGGTTGTCACCTATATGAAGACCCTAAAGAGAATGACGACCAAGTTCAACTGTATATGGATCTAATTACCGAAGAGTATAATGAGACCCTTGAAGCATATAGGAACGGTGATATCGTAGAACTCGCAGATGGTCTTGCGGATATGGTATGGGTTATCATGGGTATGGCGTCAAGTCTTGATATCGATTTCGAAGATGTGTGGGAAGAAGTTAAACGATCCAATATGTCTAAGTTTGTTGATGGTGTTGCGATTCGTAACCCCAAGACAGGTAAGATTATGAAACCAGATACTTTCTCCGAACCAGATCTTGCGAGAGTGTTGGGTAGCCAAATCTGTAACGCGAGTGTGTCGGGTGTCTAAGTGGAGTGATGCGCACATGGTGGTTGCAGAGACATATGCAAAATTGTCCTCTGCAAACCGACTGAAGGTTGGTTGTGTCATTGTGAAAGAGAACCGCATCATCTCTATCGGATACAATGGTATGCCTAGTGGATGGGACAACAACTGCGAACATGAAGTGAAGACTGGCAACACAGGTTACGGTAGGAAACTAGTCACTAAAGACGAAGTTCTACACGCAGAAACTAATGCGATTGCGAAGGTTGCACAATCCTCGGAATCGTGTTATAATAGTGATCTATATACTACAACGGCACCGTGTTTAGACTGTGCTAAACTAATATATCAATCAGGTATCAAGAATGTTTATTACCGTACTCCGCACTTGCGCAGTACAGACGGTACAGACTTTCTTGGAAAGTGTGGAATACCCGTATGTCAAATGTAATGCTTAATGATATTTACGAGATGTCTCCGGCAGACAATGTACTGTATTTTCCTAATAACATAGATGTTAGGATATGTCCTAAAAATGGTATGTCTTCCGTGAAAGAGGCTCTTCGTAGATCTTCGGATTCTAGAAAGGTTCAGGGACTCGTTGATAGAGTTTTATCGGTGAAGAAACATGCAGATCAATTCGATCTCCCCTTCAGAAAAGGTTCTTATCGCATTGCTATAAGACGTGATCCGATTGATAGATTCAAATCTGCGTGTGAATTCATTCAATCCGCACGTGCTTTCTACATTAAGAATGGAAGAGATTTACCTGATATATCACTAGAGATTGATCGAGTTATTGATGATATGGAACAGGGTTTGGTGAAAAATAGCCACTTCTATACACAGTCTTGGTATATGGGTCATCCCGATGATTATGATATGGTTTATCATATTAGCGAGATACCGAAACTTCTTGACTTCCTCCAAGAAGCCTGTACAATAGAACGTGACATTAGTGAAGTACATGAAAACCGAACTACAATGAAATTATATAATGATGCGATATCACCCGAACATCTGGTGAAACTTCGCAACTTTTACTTGAAGGATTACAAAAATGGCTGGTGCAAACAAGAAGACCGTCTCACCGTTTGATTTTTTACAAAGCATAAACCACTCGAAGATAGATATATATGAAGGTAATGAGAAGGGTTATGTCCCGTTCGTTATTAATCGCAGTCTGTCGTACTTCCCCGACACTGTTGCATTAGCGAATGAGATGAATCGGTATCACCATATCGATAGTAAGTTACAATATCAGTTTCTTATAAATATAGTTAGAAAAAGAAAACGTTTTTCTAAATGGGTAAAACCTGAGATAGAAAATGATATTGAAATGGTGAAAGAGTATTATGGATATAGTAATGACAAAGCAAGACAAGTCCTACCACTACTCTCCGCCACACAACTAACTATTATAAAAGATAAGGTGAATAAAGGTGGAAGAAAATAATATTGTAGAATGGAACTCTGGGTTGATGTTGGAAATCATTCTGGCAGAACCAGATGACTTTTTGAAAGTCAAGGAAACTCTCACACGTATTGGTATCGCCTCCAGACGTGATAATAAACTTTTCCAGTCCTGTCATATCCTTCATAAACAGGGTAGATATTTTATTGTACACTTCAAAGAACTTTTTATGTTAGACGGTAAGAAGTCTAACCTAGAAACTGGAGATGTACAACGAAGAAATACAATCGCGACTTTACTACAAGACTGGGGTCTGGTAGAGATCCACAATAAAGAAGTCGCAAAAGACTGTGCGCCTATGCGTACAATTAAAATCATCGGGTTCAAAGATAAAGAACAGTGGGAGCTTTGTCCGAAGTATAATATTGGAAATAAGTGATGTTTGATATATTTACAGATAAAGATGAATTCATTGCGGATAAGATCCCGTTCTTCGGGAAACTTCCTCTTGAAATAAGTGATGTATATGATTGGAACAGACATATGCACCTACTCAATACTCATCCGGATGAACAGATAGATTCTAATACGAATAAGTTTCGTATCGGATTAAACTCTTTCCATAGTAGACCGTCTGCACCCGACTTCGCACGTGAAATCGAACAAGAGATGCAGGACGTTTTTTCTTTACATGGAAACAAGATCACCAATATAGCATTCACCGGTATTGGTAAAAACTCCGACTCTTATCCTTGGCACGCAGACAAGATGGATGTGTTCTTAGTACAAGTCCTTGCGTCTGTAGAGATGAGAGTAGAGGGTCATAACAACAACGAACCATTTTGGTTCAATCCAGGCGACTATGTGTGGTTGCCTCGGGGTACCCACCATCAAGTGATTCCCCACGATAGTCGAGTAAGTTTTTCCTTCGGTGTTGAAGGAGACCCTGACCCATCCATTTATTTCTAAATGCGGTATGATATTTTTGCATAGCCTCTATCAAGAGTATGCGTTTATATACATATATACGTAATGAAATAATTCATTATATAATTAAACAGAGGTTAGTAAAAGTTATGGAAAGGTCACGATCTGATAAAATATCAGAGAGATTAGGAATGACTATAGTTAGTTTAGCAAGTGCAATTACGTTCTATATAACATTTAGTGCACTGATGGTATAAAAAGAAAAACGGGTGAGGTCATGAGACTTTGCCCCAACCTTTAAGGAAATTTGTCATGAACCTGATTTATCAATATTGGGACGGTGAAGTAAAAGAATCATGTCGTGCCGGTGTTATGGCCATGCAAGAATACGCAGAACGTATTGGTGCAGAGTACATCTTCGAAGAGAATCCTCAGTTTCTCAAAAATCATTTTGGTTACAACTTTGGTAACTACTCTCCGCACTACGGTGCATTCAAACCCATCTTCAATGAAGCATTCGATAGATACGATAAAATACTATTTGCAGATACTGATGTATTTCCGGTAGAAGGTCTAGAGGCAAACATCTTTGACGAATTTACCGGTGAGATTGGTATCTGTACAGAACCAGAACAGCCACGTATTCGTACTATTACCGGTGGTCGCATCACTCACGAACAAGACGAACGTTTCGCTCTTTTATGTAAGAATATGTTCGGAACGGACTTACCTAGAAACGAATATGGTATTGATGTTTTCAACACAGGAATGGTCTTGTATTCAAAAGAAGCACGTGTTAAGGCACGGAAGACTTGGTTAGATCCTTCAATATATATTGAGTTAGTTCGTAACATGGGACTAGACTCGTTCTATACTTGTGATCAACCATACCTACATGCAATGATGTTTGTACACGACTTTGAAGTACAACGTATGGATAATGGGTGGAACTCTTATATTCATTACAGTAGATATAAGGGTATAGAGGGAAGAGAACTCCATGACTGGAGAGATGATAACACCAAGTTTGTCCATGTCCAGTTTGCAGGAGCGGACAATCTGGATACCGAAACACATCGGAGAGTTGTAAACCTTCCCCAAGAACAATGGAACCTACCTAAGTGATCGCATACCAGATAGTAATAAAAGACGATCCTGTATCCGAAGAATACGCACGTATATCACGTGAGTCTTTTCAACCTGCCATTGATGCGGGTATAATAGAAGAGATTCGAACCTTTCATGCGATCACTCCAGACTCTGTAGATTTTGAAGAACATTTGTCAAGATATAATTGGCAAACTTCTTTAATGCAGGCTGATCTATATGGTAGTGCCCCTGATGACCATTCTCCTACCGAGAAGGCAGGAATGTGTTCTCATTGGGAACTTATGCGCATGGCGTCCGAGTCTGATGAGAGATTCTTAGTATTGGAACATGATACCTTTTTTAAAGAAGAATACTTAGATGTGTTGAAATCTATAATTAAGTTTATTGAAGAAATGGATGTCTTGTATGGAAACATTGGTTTGTTTATGGGGTGTTATACCTTGGAGAAGGAAACCGCTGCATGGCAATACGATATGTTGACCCAAGGTAACTTCCCTATTAACTGTGGCCCATATTGCACACTACAGAGATTATATTCGACATACACTACACGTGTATTAAAACATGAAAATTATAGAGGTCGTGAGACAACTATTGTGCATCCTTGGCACGGGTGTGACACTCTGCATTTTGGTCGAAACATCCAAAAACCCTTCAACAAAGATGATCCCAATATTACATTCAATCCATGGAGAACACCTACTACTCAGGTCATATCTAAGAAACTTTGTGTTACCCAAGATCATCACGGGTACAATCAAAAATACATAGATGCACCTTGGACTCGTCATCACTATTTTCATATAATAGATTGACAAACTCCTCGTAATAATATATAATGGTTACATTGAGATGAGGAATTTATGTTACTAACTAAAGAAGATGCGTTCTACGCAGCAAATGTGTTTACGGAGTTCTTTTCGAACTTTGACCGTATTGACGACTATATGCGTCAAATCAAGATGGAACGTATGAAGACGTTCCCCACGGGTCTACTTGGTATGGGCCCCGAAGATGACCTGTTCGATGATTTCGACATGCACCCCAATGATATGGAGTTTGTCATCGGTGATTGTCCACAGAACCAGTTCATGCAGTACATGGAGATCGTTACTTCTGCGCCCGTAGAATCTAGTATTCCGGGCAAACAAATGTTGAAGATTGTCAAAGAGAAGAACTCAGGTAAGATCTTTGGTATGATTCGATTCGGTTCTCCTACTATCAACTCACGTCCTCGTAATGAGTGGTTGGGTAATCCTCTGGACTCGTACAATCCCGCAGTGATGAAAAGATTCAACGAATCTGTGATTATGGGGTTTAACATCATTCCGGTGCAACCCGCAGCTTTCAATACCTTGGGCGGAAAACTGCTCGCAGGTATTTGTTGTTCCCACCAAATGAGAAAAGAAATTAATAAACGATATGGTTCTAACATTGCGATGTTCGAGACCACATCCTTATATGGGAGTTCAACATCTGCAAGTATGTATGACGGTATGCGCCCATTCCTACGTTTTAACGGTTTGACAGACTCAAACTTCGCCCCACTGATCAACGATGATAACTTCCGTAGACTGAACGACTGGTTCAAGAAACGGAACGGTGGTGATTACTTGGTACCTGCTGACGCATCTTCTCGTAAGTTGAAGACGCAGACCAAGATGGTATCCATTATCAAAACCTCTCTCAAGCAATATGATGTGGATGCCTATGCGAAGTTCTGTCAGACCTTTAAAGATGCTAAGGGTTTGACCGAGAAGAAACGATCCTTCTTCTCTACCTATGGTTATGAGGCACAGTCAGTCAAGGACTATCTGAATCTCAAGACCGATGAACTCAAACCCGCAGAGAACTTTGACCGATTCGAGATGGAGAACATCGTATCTTGGTGGCGCAAGAAGGCATCCAAGAGATTCGAACAGGTCAAGGCAGATGGTCGTCTACGTACCAAACTAGAAACGTGGAATACAAATGCGGATGAAATTGACATTATTCGTTAAATAAACGTGGATGAAATTGACATTATTCGTTAAAAAAAGTGTTGCCAAAGGCACTCTCTTTTGGTATTATATATGTGTAGGTTGATAGAACGACTCATGGTGACTCCTTCACTTCCTACACACCCTAACTAATTATATAAAGGTATATATTATGAAAAATGTAACATACAAGTCTGTAGAATCAAAAACTTCAAACATTACTCTTGGTGCATACAAGAAGATGATTGATACGGTCTATGCTGATCTTAATTGTCAGTCGGTGACTCGATGGGAAGTACAGAATAAGCAATCATTCTTGGTTTCTCTTATTCTGAATACTGCACCATCCAAGTTCATCCTTGCGCATGTGAAGAGTTGTTACAATTCCGCTGAGATTTCAAATGACAAAAAGTCTATGGAATATTTCACACAGTTCCTAAGTACATGTGACTACTTGAACCTCGACTCTAACAACCGCACTGTTACGATAGGCGAGTTTGTTGATGATAAGTTTGGTCTTCCTCTAGGGAACTATGTTATCGGTGATGAGGTTTACACCATAACTAAAGACACCTGCAACTATTCTACACTTCCTACTGGTATGAAGTGTATCCTAGATTCGCGTAAATTGACTCTAGAGATTTACTTGAACGTCAATCAAGAAGACATTACTCGTTTGTTCTTAGTTGTTAATAGTGGTGTTGCGTTGAATGCGCCAGAATTGAGAAACCCGATTATATCTAATGTTGCGGAGGAAATCCGCAGTCTTGCTACAAAACACACTAAGACTTTCGTTAAGAATGTATTTTCACAAAAAGAAATTAACAGACGTAAAGTTGATGACTACTTATCTGGTCTTTTCATGATTTACATCGATGGACTGCAAAGTAAAATTACCGCCAAGTCTTTAGAAGAAATGTATTATAACGAGAATGCTAACAAGTTAGTCAACAAGTTCTCTCGCGAGATGGATCGTTTCTTGAAAATTGTCGGTAAGAACATTTCCATCTTTAAACGTGAAAACGGATTGTTGGATTTGTTTGTGATCTACCTAGAACAGATCCGAGGTGGAAAGCGTATGATTGAACCAGAAACTTTCATTAAAGATTACATCGATGTTCAGATTGATCTGATGAAAGATAAGACCGAATACTCATACAATGAGAACGGTCGTTCTGCAAATTTCTCTGAGTTGTTGCGTTCACGTGAGATTCGTTTTAACAATCTACGTAATAAGTTAATCTCTGAAAAGTTTGATGCGTCTAAATATTTCGTACAGTTAGATTCTCGTAGAGGTGGAACTGCCGAAGAAAAACTTATTGCTGCAAAAGATCAGGGATGGATAACTCCCGAAGGTGTAGAAATCCCATTAGAAGATGTCCTATCAACTGACTTCGAAATTGGTCACATCAAACCGTATGCTGATGGCGGCAAAACTAACCAAGACAACTTTGTGATACAAACCAAAGAAGATAACCGAAAACTGGGTAAGAATCCCGTGGTCATAGGGGATCTTGTTTCGTCATGATAAATGCAAAGGGGGTTGACAACAACCCCTTTTTTTGTTATACTATATACATTATTCTAAAGAAGTGAGTCTATGTCCAATTTTTATACATCGGTTGTCCGTTTTGGCAACAAACTCCTGTACCGTGGTTTCGAGAACGGCAAAGAAGTAAAACGCAGAATTCCTTTCAAACCTACTCTGTTTATGTCCGGTACCGCAGAACAATCTGATGGTTGGACTACACTTGACGGACTACCCGTACAACCAGTAACCTTTGACTCTATGTCCGAGGCGAAGGACTTCGACAAACGTTACGAACATGTCTCCAACTTTACTATTGCAGGCAATACTAATTATGTTGCCCAATTCCTTGGAGAAGTCTTCCCCGATAAGATTGACTATGACCGTAGTCTCATCAAGACTGCGAACATCGATATCGAGGTTTTCTCTCAGGATGGTTTCCCTACTCCTGGCGCGGCCGCATATCCTGTTACCGCAATCACTATGCGTCAAGACTGTGGTACGTACTGGGTCTGGGGTTGTCAAGACTATACCGTATCTCGTGATGATGTACTCTATATCAAGTGTGACAACGAAATAGATCTACTCCAAAAGTTTGTACGTCAGTTCGAACAATACGCCCCCAATATTATTACTGGTTGGAACACACGGTTCTTCGATATTCCGTATCTGGTTAACCGTATGACTAAACTTCTCGGTGACGATACCATGGCGAAACGTATGTCTCCGTGGGGTCTTATCCGTGAACGTAATACTACCATCAACGGTAAACCCAACCAAGAGTTTGTCCTTGAGGGTATCGAACAACTTGACTACCTCGAAGTCTTCAAGAAGTTCACCTACAATACTCTGGGTCAACAAGAATCCTATCGACTAGACCATATCGCCCACGTAGTACTGGGTGAACGCAAACTATCCTATGAGGAACACGGTTCTCTGTTTGCCCTGTATGAGAATGACTTCCAAAAGTTCATTGACTATAACATCAAAGACGTTGAGTTGGTACATCTCCTCGATGTTAAACTTGATTTGATTTCATTAATCCTGACCATGGCCTACAAGGCGGGTGTGAACTATAACGATACTCTGGGTACGACTGCTATCTGGGACACCATCATCTACCGACTTCTGAATAAGAACAAGGTTGCGGTTCCTAAGAAGATTGAGAAACCCAAGACCGCATATCCTGGCGGTTACGTGAAAGACCCACAGGTTGGTTCGCACGACTGGGTAACCTCATTCGATTTGGCATCTCTGTATCCTAACATCATTGTACAATACAATATGTCTCCGGAGACGGTAATGGACGGATTCGTTAGCAATGTCTCGGTCGATAAGTTTCTGGACGGTTCGATTGACCTGACTGACCAGAATCTAGATTATGCTCTTGCACCTACTGGTGTTAGATTCACCCAAGATAGAGAAGGTGTGATTCCCATAATCATTAAACAGTATTACTCGGAACGTAGAGTAATCAAGAAGAAGATGTTGGAATGTCAACAGGAGATGCAGACTAACCCATCTAAAACTCTAGAGTATACCATAACTTCTCTGAATAATCAACAGATGGCAATTAAGATTCTTATGAATTCACTTTATGGTGCCCTTGGGAATCGTTGGTTCAGATATTTCGACCAAAGAGTTGCAGAGTCCATTACTCTTGCTGGTCAACTTGCAATCAAATGGGCGGAGAGAACAGTAAACAATGAAATGCAAAAACTTCTTAAAACGGATGAAGACTACGTTGTGGCAATTGACACCGATTCTGTTTATCTTCGTATGGGGGATCTCGTTGATAAGTTTTCTCCTAGTAATCCGGTAAAGTTTCTCGACAAGATCTGTTCGGAACACTTCGAGAAACTCCTTGTAAAGTCTTATGCGGATATGGCACTAGCGACCAATGCCTATGAGAATCGCATGGAGATGGAACGGGAGGTAATCGCTGACCGTGGTATCTGGATGGCCAAGAAACGTTACATCCTGAACGTCCACAATAACGAAGGTGTCCAGTACGCAGAACCCAAACTCAAGATGATGGGTATCGAGGCGATCAAGTCCAGTACTCCGCAGGTTGTCCGTGACAAGTTCAAGGAGATATTTCGGGTCATCGTAGAAGGTACCGAAGTAGACACACAACGATACATTTCGGACTTTAAGTCCCATTTTAAGACCTTACCGCCCGAAGCGGTTTCGTTCCCTCGGGGTGTATCGGATGTGACCAAATGGTCTGACCGTAAGACTGTGTACAAGAAAGGCACTCCTATCCATGTTCGTGGTGCGTTGATGTTCAACAAAGCACTCAAGGAAAGTTCTCTGACCAAACGGTACGAGACTATCAAGAATGGTGAGAAGATTAAGTTTTGTTACCTGAAGATGCCTAATCCAATCGGTGAGAATGTAATCTCTTATCCACTGAACCTTCCCCGTGAACTTGGACTGGATAAATATATCAATTATGATATGATGTTCAACAAAACATTCCTTGACCCACTCACTCCCATTCTGGATGCGGTTGGTTGGGATTCTGAACCTCAGGCGTCACTAGAGGATTTCTTTGGTTGACAGGTGGTCGATTATTTGATATAATGTATCTATGAATTATGAATTAACTATATTTAAATCTCAGTTCGATAACAAGACTCACCGAACAATGTCTCTGAAGAGTTGGGACAAGTTCGTTGAGTTGTTGTATGGATTGAGTCAAACTAAAGGTGAAAAGGGTGGTAGAAATTCTAGTCCTCTTATTACTCCTGCTGTGTTTGAAGCCGATAGCACACGTAGTAATAAATCTACTTTATATTGGGGTGGTTGGTGTGCTGTTGATGTGGACAACCATAATTTTACTAATGATTTGGATTCTCTAAGGGGTGAATTAATTGATAGGTTTCGCGATCTGGACTTCATCTGTTATAGTACTGCTAGTTCTAGGGATCAGTATCTTAAATTCAGGATTGTCTTCCGACTATCGGAAACTATTGAACGAGATACGATCAAATCCTTCTGGTACGCCCTTAATACTGAAATTGGAGAAATTGGTGACCCGCAAACAAAAGATCTTGCACGGATGTACTATGTTCCTGCAATATATCCTAGTTCTACTAATTTCTTCTTCTCTCATCTGGGCGGCAATCCAATTAATGTGGGTGAACTGATTGCGAAACATCCTTATGTTCAGAAGACTGGTAACTCTTTCCTAGATAGACTACCACCAGAGATGCAGAAGGCAGTAGTAGAACATCGTAAGAATAGTCTAAATAATACTAACTTCAATTGGACTTCATATCGCGATTGTCCGTTCTGGCCTAAAAGGTTAGGTATAGAATACCAGACCATTTCTGAAACTGGTTGGTATGCTAAAATGTACGCGATAATGATTGCGATTGCCGGAAGTGCGGTAAGTAGAGGTTACCCCATATCATCAAACCAAATCTCTCGGTTATGTGAAGAGTTTGATAAGGAAACAGGAAACTGGTACGAGAACCGTCCTCTCAGTGTAGAGGCAGATCGTGCATTAGAATACGTTTATAGGAACGGATAATGAGAAAATATTTAGTAACAGGTGCGGCAGGATTCATTGGATCGCAATTATGTAACAGATTGAAACGAGAAGGTCATTGGGTTATTGGTATGGATAATTACAATGACCATTTGTATAGTCCCACACTGAAACATCATCGTGTCGAACATTTTGGTATCGATGTCCTGAATGTGGATCTTCGTAATGAAGAAGAGATGGACAATCTCATCGACGGTATTAATCCCACGGATATTATTCACCTTGCAGCACATGCCGGTGTGCGTGATTCGTTTGGTAAAGAAAAACAATATCATGCAAACAATATCGATGGTACTCAGAATCTTATTGATGCCTGTAAGAGACATGCACCGGACGCACGTATTGTATATGCGTCAACCTCTTGTGTCTTTGCGGGTTCTGAACTACCTTGGACAGAAGGTAAGGAGACTGGTAAACAGTTGAATCCTTATGGATGGACTAAATGGGCCAATGAATGTCAGATGCAGGGGTCTGGTCTACATACTGTTGGTCTGAGATTCTTTACTGTATATGGCCCTTGGGGTCGTCCGGATATGGCACTGTTTGACTTCACCAAAAATATACTTGCCGAGAAACCAATAACAGTGTATAATTATGGTGATATGAAACGTGATTTTACATACGTAGAAGATATCCTAGATGGTATAGAATGTGTGTTGAATAATGATGTGGACGCAGGTGAGATATTTAATATTGGTCGTGGTGCACCAGTTCAACTTATGGACTTCATTTCAGAGATCGAAAAGAATACGGGCAAGTCCGCAATCAAGTTGATGGCACCACAACATCCCGCAGACACATTAGAGACTTTTTCTAACACAAGTAAGTTAGAAACACTTGGTTATCATCCTACTACTAATATAGAAGATGGTATCCGTAATTTTTATAAATGGTATATGGAGTACAATAGTGGCAGATGATTTTGATGAATATGTTCCCGAGAAACCCGAAGGTGAATCTCAACCCGAAGGTGTGAGTAAGAAGAATCCTTTACGTATGGGTATCGTGGGACATGGGTTTGTAGGTAAGGCTGTAGAATATGCGTTCTATCATCCTATGGTAGAACACTTTATTGTTGATCCGAATAACCAAACTACTATCGATGATCTTGTGAAGTATAAACCACAGATTGCGTTTATCGCTGCACCTACTCCACAGAACTCAGAGACGGGTTTTGTGGACGCGTCTATTGTAGAAGATGCGGTACTCAAGTTGATGTACCATACTAACGCACTTGTTGTTGTCAAATCAACAATCACTCCCGACATTGTGGATAGAATATACAATTCAATCGAACCTCAAGACTTTGATCGATTCGTGTACAATCCCGAATTCCTGACAGAAAAGTCTGCATGTGAAGATTTCGTCAATGCGGAACATCATGTGTTTGGTGGTACGGATCCTGCGTGTAATGAACTACAACAGATCTATGATATCTTTAGTGGGTGTAAGTCCGACAAATACTATCGTATGTCTGGGTGCGAGGCATCCTTTGTTAAGTATGCGACCAATTCCTATCTTGCAACTAAGTTGACATTCTTCAACCAGTTGAAAGAGTTGGTGGATTCATTTGATTGTAGTTATAATATGATTACTCGTGCAATGGGTGCGGATGATCGTATCGGCATCAAACATACCCGTGTGCCTGGCCCTGATAAGAAACGTGGGTTTGGTGGTGCATGTCTACCCAAAGACACTATGGCACTTCTGAAGTTTTCCGAATCTCAGGGAGAAAAGTTCGATCTGTTAGAAAATGTCTTGACAATCAACAACAAATATCGTATAATATACGAGTTAGATGAACGTGAAAAAGTAAATAATATATCATTTGGAGATGAGAAAGACGTATGAGTATAATGGATAAATTAAAGAAGAACTCCAAGGTCAAGACTGCCGAAGTCATGTCCAAGAGTAAGTTCTTCACAGAAAAAGATATGGTTTCCACCGATGTACCTATGGTCAATGTCGCATTGTCCGGTTCTATTGACGGTGGTGTCACGCCAGGACTGACTGTTCTTGCAGGCCCATCAAAACACTTTAAGACATCATTTGCACTGCTTATGGCAGGTGCATACTTACGGGAGAGAAAAGATGCAGTTATTTTATTCTACGATAGTGAGTTCGGTTCACCCCAATCTTATTTCGAACAGTTTGGAATTGACACTAGTCGTGTTCTTCACACTCCTATCACGAATGTAGAAGAACTAAAGTTTGACCTTATCTCTCAACTAGAAGAGATTGATCGTGACGATGACGTTATCGTTGTAATCGATTCTATCGGTAACCTTGCATCTAAGAAGGAACTTGATGACGCATTGGCAGAGAAGGGTGTTGCGGACATGTCACGTGCGAAAGCACTGAAGGGTCTGTTCCGTATGGCAACTCCATACCTTGCAATGAAGAACATCCCTATGTTGGCTATCAACCACACCTACAAAGAGATTGGATTGTTTCCGAAGGATGTTGTTGGTGGTGGTACTGGTATCTACTACTCTGCTGATACTATCTGGATCATCGGTCGTAGACAGACTAAGACGGGTACCGAAGTTACTGGTTATGATTTCGTAGTCAACATCGAGAAGTCTCGTTACCTTAAAGAGAAGTCTAAGATTCCTATCTCAGTATCTTGGGATGGTGGTGTCGAGAAGAACTCTGGACTACTTGATGTTGCTCTTGCCGGTGGATATGTTTTCAAACCAAGTAATGGTTGGTACCAACGTGTAGACAAAAGTACCGGTGAGTTGGTAGATCCGAAGGTTCGACAGAAAGATACTCTGACCGATGAGTTCTGGGCACCTATTTGGGAATTTACAGACTTTGCAGAATTTATTAGAAAACAATATCAAATTGGATTGCCAATGCAAGTAGATCCTGATATAATAGTACAAATAGATGGCGAAGATATAAATGATTAATCTCGACAAGGTGAGTGAGGGGGTTGACTATGAGTTGATCCCTGTCGAATATGTAGATAATGAGGCCGCGTGGGATGTTCGCATCCTGCGTGGTGAGTTTACCGAAACCGTATTACGTTTTGGCACGATCAAGTATGATGGAGAACGCGATTGTCTTACCTTTGACTTTCGTGTAGTAGAATCTCCGGATGATGAGTTGGATTCTTCTAGTGAAGACCTCCAAGAATTCTCTGGTTCTATTCTAGAAGATATACTTGAACGTGGTATAAATGAAGGTTGGGTGTACGGTACTGAGAAAAAGAATGGAGAAAACGTTGGAGATCAATCTAGAACAAACGATTCTACGGAATCTATTGACGAATGATGCATATGCTAGAAAAGTTGCAGCGTTCTTAACACCCGATTATTTTGAAGGGGTCTATAAAGGTCTCTTCAATGAATTCACTAAGTTTATTGCAAAGTATAATAAACTCCCCACAATGGAAGCATTTAAGATTGAGGTCGATGAAGGTGATCGTCTCAACGATGAACAATATCGTCATGCAATCGAGATACTTCCAAACATCTTTACTGCTGAGGCAGAGAACCTTGACTGGTTGATTGATCGTACCGAGAAGTGGTGTCAAGACCGTGCGGTCTACAATTCTATCATGGAGTCTATCTCTATCATTGATGGCAAACACCAGACATTATCTAAGAATGCGATTCCTGATATTCTATCTAAGGCACTGGGTGTTACATTTGATACTAACATCGGTCACGACTATCTTGAGAATGTTGATGGTCGATATGATTTCTACCATGAACAGAAAGAACGTACTCCGTTTGACTTAGATCTATTCAATAAGATCACCAAGGGTGGTATACCCAATAAGACCCTGAACATTGCCCTTGCGGGTACAGGTGTCGGTAAGTCTCTGTTTATGTGTCACTGTGCGGGTGCAGCTCTGTCTATGGGTAAGAACGTATTGTACATCACCATGGAGATGGCAGAAGAACGTATCGCAGAACGTATCGATGCGAATCTATTGAACGTACCGATTGATCAGTTAGAGAATCTATCTAAAGATATGTTCAGACAGAAAGTGAGTCAGATCTCTGCAAAGACCAACGGTAGGTTGATCATCAAAGAATATCCTACTGGTCAAGCAAATGCGTCTCACTTCCGTGCACTACTGAACGAACTGAAGTTGAAGAAGAACTTCGTACCGGATATGATCTATATCGATTATCTAAATATCTGTTCATCTTCACGGATGAAAGCGATGGGTGGTTCTATCAACTCATATACCTATATAAAGTCTATTGCAGAAGAACTGCGTGGTCTTGCGGTAGAGTTTGATGTTCCGGTTATGTCTGCGACTCAGACTACTCGTGGTGGTTATGGTAATGATGACGTGGGTCTGGATGACACAGCAGAATCATTTGGTCTACCTGCTACTGCCGATCTTATGTTTGCATTGATCAGTAATGATGAACTTTCAAACAATGGTCAGATACTAGTTAAACAATTGAAGAATCGTTATAACGATGTTGGTGCTGATTCACGATTTGTGGTGGGTATTGATCGTTCTAAGATGCGTCTGTTTGATGTAGACCAAAACGATTCACCTCTTAATAAAGAAGAAGACCATGGCCCTGCATTTGATAATTCAAACTCAGGGCAAAGACTGAAGTCAGAAAATAGATTTGGAGATTTTAAACTATGAGTCCAGAATATCAAACATTAATAACTCTTGCCTTGATGATTGGTGCCTACTATTTGGGTAATCATCTTGGTAAGTTAAGGGGAGTTGAACTTGCCATTATTTGGTTTGAACAACAAGGTATAACATTAACAATAGATGAGGAAGAAGAAGAAGATGAGTGAAGTGAATTTGGTTGCAATTAGTAAACCTAATGTTGGAGTGACTGACTGTTGGGATGCAAATGAGTTGATTGCATATACCGCACGGGTGAGTAATCCTGCTAACCAAAGTAACCGTGACACCGCACCAAAGTTGTTGAGGTATCTAATCAAACATCAACATTGGTCGCCATTTGAGATGGTGCATATGACTCTTGAAATCAAAACGACACGTGATATCTCTCGACAGATTATTCGTCACCGTTCGTTTTCATATCAAGAATTCTCCCAACGTTATGCAGAGAGTGAGAACTTCTCTACTCGTATGGCGAGAATGCAAGATCCTAAGAACCGTCAAGCATCTGTTGATATTGCAGAGGAATATGGTGTTGGTAGTGAGGGTGTTAAATCGAGTCAGAATGGTTTGGTTGAAAATTGGAATATGAAACAAAGGAAGGTTATCTCAGCTGCGAAGGAAGCATATAACTGGGCACTAGATAATGGTATCGCAAAGGAACAGGCACGTGTGGTGTTACCCGAAGGTAATACGTGTACTACACTGTACATGGCAGGATCTTTGCGTTCTTGGATTCACTTCTGTCAGTTGCGTATGGGTATCGAAACTCAGAAGGAACATCGTATTGTTGCGGAACAGTGTTGGGAACATATCAAAACACATTTCCCTGATATAGCAGAGGCGGTAATGGAAAATGAGTAAATATAGTTGTCCAGTAGTATTGGATGAAGAAGGACATCAATGCATTGAGTTTAGTGATGAATTAATGGAAGAACTTGACTTGAAGGTAGGGGATGTGATACAATGGGATCTAACAGAAGAAAGTGGTTCTTGGATTTTAAATAAAGTAAAAAAGGTAGGAGAAGAAAATGAAGAAGGGTGATATCGTTACAGTGATGACGGGTGTAGGTGAATATATTGCACGATTGGATCGAATTGATGCAGGTGCGGTACATGTACAAGACCCACGTCTTATTGTACGTGGTGAAGATGGTACGATTGGTTTCGGTCGTGGTGTATGTATGTCTGCTGTTGAAAATCCAAAGACTTTGACGTTTAGTGATGTTATTTTCACTGTACCGACAAATGAGTCTTTTGAGAAAGCATGGATCGAAGCTACTAGTGGCATTATAATTTAATGTCTGAAGTAACTATTCGGAACAAAGAACTCCTAGAGACCCTTGACAGTTTTGTCGAGGATTTCTTTAGTCGTGACTATTCTAGTACTGACTACCAAGTGTATAGTGCAGAAGAAGATAAGACTAATGGGGAGTACTTTTGTTCCGAAGAGTACTTGACAGAGTGTCTGTCACGTGATACACTAGTAGGTGTACCAGACAGACATTTTGCACAACCTATCTCTAAGATGGTTCGTGCTCAACCCAAAGTCTGGTCGGATTATATGAAACGTGTCAAGTATGATTTTGCAGCCGATATCGGTGCACATACTTCTGCACTATTATCATATTATCCGCCTGGCGGGTTTGTTGGATGGCACACTAACTATGACGCATCTGCGTATCAAGTATTATTCACTTGGTCTAAGAGTGGCAATGGATACTTCAAGTATCGTGATAATGATACGGGTGAGATAGTTACCTTACAGGACGTGCCGGGATGGCAATGTAGACACTACTACTTTGCTCCCGAAGATGAACCTAAAGATCTCTGTTGGCATTCTGCGTATGCAGGAGAAGACAGAATTACACTCGCATATAAGTTTTGCGGGTATGGAAAAAATGATCCTCGTGACCAACAGGCACGAGACTTACGTGATTTATTAATTGAGGATATTGAAACAGAATGATTACATTGACCCCCGAAGATAAAAAGAAAGTTGCAGGTGCGATTAAAGAACTATCTGATAGTATGACTCGCATTGATGCAGAGAAAGACTTGATTAAAGATATCGTTCAAGTTACCTTTGAGAATCATGGTGTGGATAAGAAACACATCCGCAAACTTGCAACCATCTATCATAAAGCAAACATGGCCGAAGTTCGTACCGAGTACGAAGACCTTGAAGCATTATATGAGGAGTTGTTCTAATGGCGGGTTCTGAATATTATGGAGACATTACCGTAGGTGGTCGCAGTCTGAATGATGCGACTCCTTCCGAGTGGGATCAGGCATACGAGAACACTAAATTGTCTGTAGAGGATATCACCTATGTTGGTGATAAAATCAGTCCCGATCCCGACAATGTTCCTCCTTTGTTCACTGGCACGCGTTGGAATGATCCTATGTTCAAATGTTGGAATGAGTATACGGATGATATTGATTACAAGTTCCGTGAAAGAGAACTGATCGAAGAGTTTAGGAAATATATAGATACTACTTACAGTGGACACTATGGTCAAGGGGGTCTTCAATCATCTGAAGTCATCGTTGATCGTGGTCATGGTATGGGATTCTTTGCTGGTAATATTGACAAGTATAATGGTCGATATGGCAACAAGGGAGAGAACCCTGCTGACTGGCGTAAAGACATTATGAAAACAATTCATTATGGTTTTCTGAAGTTGTTTGAACACGATAGGATTCATGGGAATAATGGGAATACTACTGACTAATGGTGACTCGTTCACCTATGGCGATGAACTAGAGGGAAGTCGATCTCCGAATGGGATCGACACCCACCATCGTCACACATACACACACAAATTATCAGAGAGATTGCATCTCCCTTATGTGAACCTTGCAGAGAACGGTTCTTCAAACGCGAAGATTTACCGTAGAACACTCGACTTTCTAATGCGTCCATCTGACCATGTTGATATGGTTGTTATAATGTGGAGTAATTGGGGAAGGTTTGAGCTGTGTGAGTCTGAACATTTTCTTGCGGATAAAGATATACATATCCCTCAAGAATGTAACATGAACCAGATAATACCTTCACACAAGAGTACATCCTTTGAATTACAATGGGGTGATAGTACTAATAAAAATAGAAAGGAAATTCTCAAAGCATATACTGAAGATGTTCTTACCATGCAGACTCAAATATTGTATGGGTTGAAATGTATGCAACAGATGCAGTTTATTTGTGAGATGATGATGATCCCTATCATACAGGGCGTAATCCACGGTGACATGTATAAAAATATATTAGCCACTCTCAAAATGGATGGTTTCGAAGATTATAAGAAAGAAGTTACAAAAATCCTTAAAGACTTGCGTCCTGAATGTAAAATGGGTTTGGGTAATTATACAGACCTTTATACCTTGGCTGAGAAAAGTTACACGTTAAAACCCATGGGTCATGCTGATGAAGATACCCATACGGAATACGCTAAACTTATTGCTCATATAATTACTGCGGCAGAAATGTTACCATGTTACTAACTAATGGTTGCAGTTTCGTATGGGGTGATGAGTTGCAGGGATATGATAAGAGTCCGCCAGAACATTACCATTTAACATTCACCCATCACTTATCTAACAAATTAAAAACAGAATATGTGAATCTCGCTACTTGTGGTGCGTGTAATGATAAAATATTTCGAGACACTGTAGACTATCTTTTAGATCCGACCAAAGAAAATCCTACTCATATGGTAATTCTTTGGTCTGCGTGGCAGAGAGACGAGGCTGCAGAAAATAGAGTATCTGGATGGGAAAGAGAGGTTGGTATCCAACGGTTCCAGTGTATGTCTCAATTCTCTCCTGCTAGAATGCACCATATTAAACCTGAACTAGAAGAAGTATTATCCCCCGCATTAGAAAAGATGGATGTTCTTCGTACCAAAATAACACATCATCTAAGTTTCATGAAAAGTATGGAATTGATATGTGATAGTCTGGGTATCAAATTAATACAGGGTTCTTTCCACAAAAGGTGTTGGTCGAATATTTTATTGTCAACACATCCAAGATTCAAAAAAACCGATTCTCCTTGGACTGAATGGATAGAGTATACCCACAAATCACTTAGTAGTTTGAAAGATACCAGTAGACTTGGACTTGGTAGGTATATCGACTTTTATACTTTTGCCGAGAATGACTTCAAAATACTAGAGTACGGTCATCCCAACGAACCCGCTCATGAAGCGTGGTCACAATACCTATATGATATATTTGTAAAAGAGTTCTCATGAAAAATATTATACTACAACACTGGTCGGGTGAGTTGAATTCACTGACTCTACTATCATCTATGAGTATCTCTAAGTATGCTGAGATGGTAAACGCGGACTATGAACTTGTAAGAGGTGACCAATTCACTTCTATGGATGTGAGACCCGAACTACAGAAACTTGTTATGTTGGACAAACGATGGGATGACTATGACAATGTTGTTATGGTTGATGCCGATATGTTTGTTCGTAAGGGTTGTAATGAAAACATATTTGAGTGTGAAGGCATAGGTAGACATACTCAAATCCAAACCAATCTGCGTTCGGGTATTGCAAGAACACTCGGTTTCGTATGGGGTAATGAAGGTGCACCTTACTGGGGTGGATCTATATACAAACTGACCAAGGAACAACGTAAGAAGTTCCGTAGTGTATTGACTGACGATATCGTGTTACGGTATAAACAGAACTGGGTTGATGAAGGTGTCATGCACACTCTCGCACTTAAACTGGGAATGTCCCATACACAGAAGGGTAACTATCTGGACGGTCAGATGTGGAATTATTCTTCGTTTGAACCTGATGTGGAACGTGCAAACTTTATACATATAAGAACAAAGATAAAACCTAGTGGCCCCAAAGACACTAAGATGAATAACTACCAAAGACTGGTAGACAGAGGGTTGATAGCAACCTAAAGAATCCCACCTACCTTGGGATCGTGACCTGAACATGTCCCTAAACTGTTCTCTTTCAAAGATATTAATTGTATAAATAGAATCGTACATAATAACTATTTTTGGATTTATTCATGAAACTACTTTATACCCTACTTATTGGTGTGATTTTAACTTCTTCGGCATATGCTCAAGAAAGTGTTATCGAAGACATTATAAAGACAGACTCTACAACTAATAGTACTGTTACCACAAAATCTGATTCGACAACTACTTTGAAGTCGCCTCCCCCTTCTGCTATTTCCCCCACGATTAATACGTCAAACTCTGACCTATGTACATTCGGTGTTGCGGGTGCAGTACAAACACAAATTCTTGGTATCTCTGCGGGTACACAGTTCACTGATTATAATTGTGAGAAACTAAAGAATGCTAAGACTTTATACGATATGGGTATGAAAGTTGCAGCAGTATCAGTGATGTGTCAAGATAGACGCATATTTGATGCAATGATGAACGCAGGAACACCATGTCCGTATGACGGTATGATCGGCGAAGAAGCTAAACTTGCATGGGAAGCAGAACTTGCCGCAGGTGGTTCACCCGAAGTGAAAAGTGATAAAGATAAAGAAAAGGAGATGACCACAAATGAGAAGACTCTTGCCGCTAGTGGTGGTATTGGCGCTCTGCTCCTCTTACTCTTACTCTGAGGTCATATCCGGTACAACTAGGAACTCAACCGACTTTGGTTATAATTGGGTGATGCGAAATATCTTGCCACAACAGGCAGGACTTGAAGTATCCAGTGTGTTGTACAGATATACTGCTATAAAGAATACCGAAGATGATATGGTCGTCTATGTCCAGAACGAAGATGCTGGCGGTGACGGTTACATCTTTCGAGAAGTGGATGATTGGTCTGGACGAAGATCGAACACTATTAATAAGATAGTTCCGGTAGACAATATACTGATAGACCGTTGGGGAGATGGTTCTATCGAATGGACTGGAGAAGGTACTGTAGAAGACGCACGGGTGGTTTACAACTATAGGTACGACCCATGTTTCGATCCACAGACTAGTCCTGACTGTCCTGGCTATGTTGTACCAATACCCGATATTCCTGAACCGGACTTGACTGCAATATACGAACAAGAACAAAGATTTATCAAGGAGGAAGCTGAGAAAAAGGCAGAACTTGATGAAGAGGAACAAAAGGAAAAGGATAGAAGGAGGGTTTCGATACAAAAGAATAGGGAACGTTTAGAAATCGCAATGGGTGCAGTTAACTCAGTGTTAATGAGTGCTGATGCACAACTAAAGCATGATCAGTTACTTGCGCTTGGTTTAATACCACCAGCATATATGAGAGATATATCTGGGGGAACATATGACGAAACAATTACATTAAAAGATGGTAAGTTACCAACTAATCCTAAAGGAAAAAGAGTTGGACTTGCTCAACAATTATTACATACAAAAATGATAAATAGTCAGTATAACAACTAATCTATAGGGGATAGTTATGTTTAAACAAATTTTATTTGCCACGGTCGCATTAACTTCGACTGGCGTTATGGCATTTACAGAAGTGCCAATTACTGGTAACGTGGAGTCCAAGTGTGTTATCACTACCGACACGCCCGGAATCTTTGGTAACCCTGTTAGCAATATTCTTAGTACTAAGTCGATAGATGGTGGGGTAGAACCTATCGTTCGATTCGATATCATTGAAGCTGGATCTTACAAGGCGGTTCTTTCGTATCCTATCGAGTTTACCACTTCACCGTATTTGAACGATGTTGTGAATTGGACAGGATTGGTTGATATTGCTGAAGTATCAGATACGTTGATGAATGACTTCGACAACACCAAAGTACTGTACAACAATGTTACAGAATATGATTTGACTGTTGCTGGTAGTATATGGTTCAGATCAGAATCTCAAGCAGACTATGGTTATGGGAAATCATTTCCTGGCGGTGTCTACCGTGCCGCAGTCAGTGCTGAGTGTATAGCGCAATAATATCATGCGTTATATTATGATGTTATTAGTCCTTATCGGTGGGTATGCGAATGCCCACCAATGGACACCCACGTACCCAAAACTGAAGTTATCTCATGTCTCTGGTATTATGAAAGTTGATATGGAACTCTTCAACAGCAGGCAGGATGTTGGTTGGTATGAAATATCCGTGTTCGATAAAGATTGGAATCCTGTAAAGTTTGCGGTAGGTGGTGAACGAATACTAAATGTTCCCTATCTAAAGAAACAAAAAGTGGAAGTGTATGTTAGATTTGGTGATACTAAACTCGTCAAATACATATGCAGTAAATCTAAGATAATAGCGGAAGATGAAAGAGTAACGGTGGTGTCATCGAGGATATGTTCGAAACTTAAATAGTGAGTGATGTAGTGAGATATTTTATAGTGATTTTAACAATATTATGTGTGGGACAGGTTCATGGAGATTCTAGTGCTTTGAATCTATCATTACCACAATCCCCATCTAATTATGCTTCAGATCAAATTAGGGCTGGTGATATAGATTGTCGGAATGCAATTGGTTCTGCTACTAACGTAGAGTTCGGTGTTGTCGGTATAATCAATCAAGATGATCCATTCAATACGATGGGCATTGACAGTAACCTATACAATAATGGTAGTGGTAAAATGAAAGATGTTGGTGTATATGCCAAGATCACCATACCTATAGGTGCACCAAAAGAAAGAATCAACTGTAATACATTATACCAATTAGAACTTACTAAGAAAAGATTAGAAGTCCAGAAGTTACAAGCAGAGTTGGCGAATCTAAGAAAACTGAAATTCGAGGGTGATGAGAAATAATGTCAGAAGAAGAAGACAAAACAGAAATCGAATTTGGAGGAATGACCTTCAAAGGTGGTAGGATGTTCGCATTGATCACCGCTCTCTCTACACTTGGTGGTGCAGCCTGGGGTGGTTTTGAATTCTACAATGACTATCGTAATATGAAAGAGATTGTGGAGAACATTGACGTAGACGCTATCTCAGCACGTAACGATATTATCGAGACCAAACTAGACGAAGCAATAGAATATACCCGTGACATTAAGTCTGGTCTACGTGACGACATCATCTCTATCGAGAAACAAGCAGACCGTGTAGAGGACAATCTAAGAATTACCGAAACTGAAGTACGTGACATGATCGATAAAGCAAATGATCGATTCGAAGACAAACGCAACCAACTACAAGAAAACTACGATACCCAACTCAACCGTCTACGTGACAAGAACGACCGAGAGTTAAAAGAACTCGAAGAACGTCTCACAGACCTAGTTCAAAAGGCATTGGATAACCCCCTGTCCGATAACTAAGTACACACCAATTCGCATATAAAGAGAATTTGTGTATACTTAATCCCCCCTTGACATCCTCCCCTTACTGTGGTATACTAAGCCTTATCCAGTCGGGGAGGGTGATTATACCTTTCCGTTATATCAAACCCCATAAAAGTGTTAAAAAAGTCTAAAAGAATCAGCTGATAAGTGTTGACTTCTTGTTATGATTATGAGATAATGGTTACCTAATTGAGTTGAGAGGTGTTTGTTATGACTTTATCTTTTGAATGTGTTACCCAAAACTTTCCATCAACAATTGGTATGGCGGTAGGTTCTACCGTTATCGTGCGGGACGTTCCCGCTTCATCTAACCCTAACGGGGTTGCCACTATTGAGGTCAAACGCCTCACTAATGAGTACTGCGATGTACAGGAGTTATAAAGACTTCGGTTCTTATACCAAAATGTTCTAAAGAAGGTGTTGACTTCTTGTTATGATTATGAGATAATACCTTTGTTGATTGAGTTGAGAGATATTATGAATAGAGAAGAACAGATTACTTACCACTGGAATGACTTGATGGTTCATTGTGAAACTAAAGAACGTTTCAATGAAGAAGAGTTCGAAAGAATCTACAATGAGATTATTGCAAAAATTAATGAGATGGAGAATTAAAATGACCGCATTCGTTAAAGAAAACTTCAGCTGGGACGGTATGTACCTTATGTATCAAGGTGAGTTCGAAGGTTCACGCACTATGGAACAGATAGCACCGAACTGTCACCCATCTTGGTATGGTAAACCAGAACGTAGGTTCATTGCGCGATTCAAGTATGGTTCGAAACCATTTAAGTCTTGGATTAACTTCCTATGTAAGAAAGTCTCGATCGAAGAGTATATCGAGATGAGTCAAAAAACTAGTCCGATGGAGACGATGGAATACTTCGGTTTCAAACCACGTAAGAAGAGGACTGTATAATGTACGGTAAAGTTGGCGAGACTATTCAATGGGAAACTCATAATGCCATAATTACAGGTGAGATAGTGTTTGTTCATGAGAATCTAGTCGATAACGATATTGATTACTATAGTATTGCGACTGGCCCTGAACCTATGGACAGACACTTTCTTGATAGTAAAATGATGAAAACCCTTAATGTTAAAAATTTATCTAACGGAGAACAATATGTCTAAAATAATGATTGAAATGGAAGAGGAACAGGTTGACGCGATAATGATCGGTGAATTGAAATGGCACCTCGAAACCTTCGGGAAAGATCTGGAACGCAGAGAAAAGGGTGAGGGTTTGTCTATATTTGATAATGACCCTAAGGCTGATGTTGTTTACCTGAATGAATATATCGAGGCCTTCGGTTTAGTGTTGGATTACTATGGTGGTAATCTAAAATGAGTAAGTCACTCGTATTGGGGATAATTGAGGAAGAGTTAACTCGACTTCATAAGGAAGCAAAAGAAAGTACAGAAACTTCTATTCTCATAATGACTGCCCACTCTATTGGACTGATGCAGAGAGTGAAACAACGTATCGAAGAGGAAGTATAGAATGA